TTGCCATTCTTTTCCTTTTTTCGTAATTTCGTCCGTAGTACGATTATGCATCTTGTTGTGTTGAATGTTCGACAGCGCCACAAGATTCCAAGCTACGAACTCTAACTCTGGATATTCCCTTACAGGATATATGTGATGAACCATTTCTGCCGGAACTGATTTTCCAAATCGCAAAGACTCTTGACATCTATATCCGTCACGAGCCATGACAAAATTTCTCAACCTTTTCCATCGAGATGTATTCAATGTTTTTCTAGCCATCTCCTACCTCCCTTCTAGGAATTATTCCCTTTGAATTAAACATATCTTATATTCTGTTTAGTTCGCATTTCTTATTTTTTTATTGCTGTAATAACCTTTCTTTAAGTTCTCAGAAATGAACTAACACTTTTCTCATTATGTTTAGTTGAATGTTATAAACCAAAATTGGTCATTACTTTATCTTGTTGATCTTGTCTAATCCCAATATATTTCAACGTAATCGCTGGACTTGAATGGTTAAATAGTTCCATCAATGTAGCTACATCTTTGTTCTTTTTATATTGATGATATCCAAATGTTTTTCTCATTGTATGAGTACCTACATTATCAATTCCACATTCATCAGCAGCTACCTTAATAATTAAGTATGCTGTGCATCTACTAATGTGTTGGTTTTTTCCGTTTCTACTTTGAAATAAATAATGATGTAGAGGTTTCCCTTTTACGTACTCTCGTAATTCTTTTTTTAATACTGGAGTCATCTTTCGTTTTAAAGGTTTGCCTGTTTTTAGTTCTTTGGTCTTGATGTACCATCCTTGAACATCCTTGACTCTTAAATTAATAATGTCGCTGATTCGTAACCCTGAGTTGATACCTAAGAGAAACAACATGTAGTTTCTTTCGCTCCATTCTCTTAAGTAGTCTTTCATGGCTTGTATATCATCTTTATCTCTGATTGGTTCTACATAATTCATGTTTCTCTCCTTTCTCCATAAGAAAGAGCGTACTGCAATAGTACGCTCTCAACAGTTAAGGTTGGGTATTTTATTGGGAAATTACCGCTGACGGAATCGAACCGTCATATAACCACTACGGCACTGTTAAGAATCGTCTACATTCTCAACGTATATACACCTTTTTCAAGACTGGCTCCGGAATCATGTTTCCGCATGGTTTCCTTTTATTCACACTTTCTTACAATACATATTTTAATATATATTGCTTTTGTATTTTTATAATCTTTTTTTAGTAAATTCTACAATTTTTAATTCTCATATTTATCTACACCCAAAGCGTAAGATAGTAACCTTATTCCTTCTACTCTAAAGTCTCTGATTCTGAATTCACTATAATTCATTTCCAAGCCGATTTTAATATCACTTTGTTCTTGTATTAATGAACGATATATGACTAACCTGTTAGTGGCTGGCAATTGATTCAATGCATCGTTTACAAGGTCTACAAATTCTTTGTGCCTTTTCCCATGTGTATCTGCCCACAATGCAGCATCTTCAGTTGATGAATGAAATTGATTAGTGAAGCTTGGTGGAACAATGGTGTATTGTGGTGTAATTCGTGGCTCACTTTTTAAGTAAAGTTTATTTAATGAATTTTTATACTTAGCTATTACTCTCATTACAGCTTTTTTGGTAGCTTTATAATCAAGTTCCGGATAATCAAACAATTCTATACTTTCCAAGTATTTACACCTTCCTTTTTTAGAATGGTAAATCGTCATCATTAACTTCTCCAAATTGAACTTGTTCTACATTTCCAATTGGCGCTTGTTGTCTACCTTCTGTTACTGCTTTGGATTCTAGTAATGAAAAGTTTTCTACTAGCACTTCCGTCACATATACTTTTTGACCTTCTTTATTTTCGTAACTTCTTGATTGTAATCTTCCTTCAACTCCAATCAATGAGCCTTTTTTAGTGAAATTAGATAGATTAACTGCCGGTTTTCTCCAAATTACACAATTAATATAATCTGTTTCCTTTTCGCCGCTTTCTTTTTTATAGTTCCTGTCAATCGCTAATGTGAATGAACCAAAAGCGGTTCCGTTTTGCGTATATCTTAAATCTACTGGTCTAGTTAATCTTCCTACTAAACATACATTGTTAATCATATCTTAAACCCCCAAATATTGTTCGTGAGCCTTCAAGTCACTTTTAAGAATTTTGTTTACACGTTTTAATTCTTTAAAGGCCTGCGCTCTCATTGCCTTTATTCCGTTTCTTCTTGCTTCATCAGTAACCGGAATAAAATAGCCTGTTCTGCCATTTCTTTCCCCAATAATCACAATATCAAAATCATTTACAAGGACATCAATTATCTTTTTAACCCGTCTTTCTGAAAACTTAGTAATTCTCATAATATCAACCCTATTAATTCTTTTAGTATCACTATTTGGAATTAATCTTAATACTGCTCTTTCATCCAACCCTAATCGTTTCATGTTTATTTGTTCCCCTTTTCTAATTCTTCCAATCTATCTGGATTGTATCCTGCCCACGCATTAGCAAAATTATCATCAAGGACTACTACCGGCATACCTTGGAATCCGTATGATTTAATCTTCTCTAATGCCACTTCATCTTCAAATACATCAACTGTTTCAAATTGAATTTTATGCTGATCTAAATACATCTTAGTCATCTCACATTGGATGCAAGATGGTTTACTATATACTGTTACTTTCATGTTACCCCCGCATTTTTTCTGCTGCTTGTAAAATTAATTGTGCTACTGCTCCTAAGAATAGCAATATTAAGAAAATAATGATTGAACCTGTTACCGGTGCTACCACCACAATCCATTTCAATGGAACACCCATCAACTTCAAAATTAATAAAATCAAGCTTAAACTTACTACTGCTACAAAACCTAATGAACAACCGCTATATTGTTTTTTCTCCATATTTATTCCCCTTTCATCTATACAAAGTAGATGGCACTGCGTTTATATTTTGTGAACTCAAACAACATTTGTCCGGATTCGCTAATGTCATATCCAAAAGTAGTATCATAACTAGATGGCTTGCTTGGGCTTTGCAATTGATACCATGTTAACCCTGCGAATGATAGTGATTTTTCATGGTGGAAATGCCCTGTAATTAAATAACGTGATTGGCTTTCTCCCCACTCCTTGCTAAATTTAGCAGTAATCACTTGATGAAGTTTTTCCGGATTTTTAATCTTATCTCCATGATGTAGAAAGATTGAATGTGGTCCCAGTCTAGCATGTTTATATTCATCAAATTTCAAATCAAATTTGATTTGTGTATATAGCTTTTGCAACGCTTTGACAAATACAAAATCTGTGGAAGGTGCGTGGTTACCTTTTAAATAAACCAATGTTACCTTTCTGCTATTCTCTAGTGCTAAATCTAGTAGTGGCATGATGAAGTTAAATCCATCTTCAATGCTTGCATCAAAATCAACTTCATCAATCCGCGTTCCTTTTTCAGTGGTGTTCAATAGATTATCTACATGGAAATAATCACCGTGCAGTGTGATTAGGATCTCTTCATATCTGTTCAATATTCTATCTGCGATTTCACGTTGTAATGCAGCATAGTCGTATTTTGAATTTAACCCAAAGTGCATATCTGATAATGGAATCAATAGATATTCTTCCGGTATTTCTTCACACGATAACTCTATTTTTCTTGGCTTTAACTTGCTTAGAACTCTTTCAATATCTTCTGCAGTGATTTCAGGTTCTTTTCTAACTGCTACAATCTTGGATTGGTAATTGTAGTAAGTTGAGCCGGAAATAGGTGTAGTCCATTCGTTAGATGTGATAGATTTTAATTTAAAAATCTTTGGATCAAACCCGTGTAATCTTAGAAGTTCTTCATCCGTGAATACTTTCTTATTCTTTCTTCCAATCTTTATTTCTGAACCGATTGAACCATCCGCTTTGATATCCTTCTTTTGATATCTAGTTTCATTTTGTTTAGTACTGGAATTTGTTTGTTGAATTTCCGGATATCTAGGATGCCTTCTACATCTAATCCGGATTCTTTCAATTGCTTGTAAATCGTTAAAACCCATTTTTTGCGCAACTTCCGCCCATGAGTAGCCTTCAAGTTTTAAATCAATAGCTTTATCTACATCAATTTCCGTCATCTAGTCACACTCACAATCAACAAATAGTTTTTTGATTTCATCACCGAATAGGTCAATGGCTTTGATTGCATCAGATTCGTTTTTGAAGTAACCGAAAATGTTAAAGGGTTCATAAAAATTTTGATATGTAACCACAGAATGTCCATTATCTGCATTAAAAATAATGAAATACTTACGGTTAAAGTCTTCAAAATCTGCTTTCCACTCACCATTACATTTATCCTTAAACATTTTGAAACGATGCAGCAGTTTTCTTCTTTCAACTTCTAATTTTGCTTCTTCTTTTGAATCAAATACATTTCCTTGAATATAACAATCAACGTTAATCGCCGTTGCGATGTTAATAGGCCTTTCATCAATTGAACCGTCTGAAAAAATAATGTAACAGTTGCCTAATTTCTTTATTTTTCGTTCTAATTCTGCTAATTCCGCCCTTTTATATTCTAGTTCTTCTTGCAATAATTTATTTTCTTCAAATCTATTCATCACTCAATCTCCCTTTCAATCAATGCGGCTTTGTTCATTTTTATGATCACGTAAAATTTATCGCTATTTTCGTCAAGTTTAATATCTCTAAAATCGAAACTATCCATTAAATCGTATATTGCCTTTTTTCTTTTCTTAGCTGCTAAGTTCTGATTTATCTGCCATTTGATATGTTCTTTTTTTCTGTATTCTAAGTTTCTCATTTCTCTTTTAACGTAATGGTCAGTGCGCATGAATTTAAAATAACCTATCATACAGTAGAAAATGGCAAATAGAAATAAGATTACTAGCATTAAATCTAGCATAGTCATTTACTCATCCTCCCACTCCACATCTTTTACTTTCTTATACTCGATTTCGTAACCAGTCTTTTCTAAGATGTATTCTTCCGTGAACCCTTCTTCTAACATAACTTTTGCTAAGTCTATGGGTGTATTTACAGTGCCTATACACCTGTCATAATCTCCACACATTTCGCATGGTTCGTTATCACAACCGGGGTCACTGCTTACGTACAAATATCCTAAACAACTAACGTATGCGTATTTTGCCATTTAGTTTTCCTCCTGTTTTATACAATAGTTGATTGGATTTTTGAAAATATCATCCTTCGCTATTTCATCAAGTAAATCGTCAATTTGTTTTGAAGTCAGACGTCTTTTCGGTTTTTCGTTTATCATTTCTTCGATTTCTTGAATAGTTTCTTCGACATAAACCGACTTTCCAAAAATGTTCAACTCTGTAAATCTATCTTTTGTAACTTCAACCCACTTACCTTTCTTGAACAGATTTTCTTTTTTCCATTCGATAATTCCTACATCTTCCATATAACCAATAGCGTGTTTAGATACTTTTATTTTCTTTCCGTCACTACGTCGTGTTAGTTCTATGAACATTAATCATCCTCCAAATCTACATTAGGATCTATATACTTATCCGGATAATACACTTCTGCAGCACCAAAATTTGAAATTTCATCAAGCACTGATTGAAGTCGTTTCTTGAAATCGTCTGTTGTTTCTTCCCATAACATTCCTGCCATGTTGTCATAACCATCATCAGCCATTCTTTCATATATCCACTCTAGTACATCTTCCGCATCTACTTTTCGAACTTCAATTCGTGGTATATAGTACATATTTCTATCTGTTGAGTGATAAGTGTTCCATTCCTGTCTTAAATCACACATAGAACCTACAAAATAAGTATTTGTTTCTATATACCATTCTTCATTTTCTGTATCGTTTATTGTTACTGTTTCCATTCCATCACCTTCTTATCTATTAATGTAGTAACCAACGATTTCATCTAACATAAAGCATGCTTCATTTTTAATTATTTCATTCTTATAGTTATATTCTGGACGTTTTCCTATATAAGTACATTTCAGATATTTTTTATCTTCAATACTGTATTCCTTTACACCGTATAAAGTATATTTTTCTTGGTTTTTAAAAATTACAGATAGTGTCATTTGATATTCCCTTCTTCAATCAACCAATCGATATTTTTTCTAGCTTTCTTTAAATCTTCCAAACCGTTTTTTTCTGCATATCGTAATAAATATTCAACCGCGCTACACCACCGGTGCGCTTCCATACCGCTTTTGTTTTTAACAAAGTTTTCAAGAACTTCTTTAACTTCTAATCCTTTATTTCCAACATAGTGACTTGGTTTGTTTACTGCTTCTTTAATTCGTGCGTTTTCTTGTAAGTCCATCTTTATACCTAGCTCAATTCTCTTTTGATGAATTGGATCATTTAAATTCATGCCATCTTAACTCCTTCAAAATATGCTTTTAAATTGTCTGTAATCTTCTTTCTAGTGCTTGGAAATAATTTGTATGGATTTCTAAGAAACATATTCAACGTGTTAACCTTCACTTTTAAAATGTCTTTTTGCATGTGGTAGAAGTTGTTGGATGATGTTCCAATCATCTTTTCTATTTCATCGCGTGCCTTTAACAATTGAACGTTATAATCGTTGACTTCCACAAACATCAAACTTGCATCCGGTTTGATTGGTTCAAACGGTTTGGGTGCTGCTTGAATTAATGTGATTGTTCCTAACACGTTGTTTTTACGTTTAAACTCATGTGCTTTCTCATACGATGTAAATTCCATCGCTTGATGCTGATTTTTACAAAATTTCAAAGTTTGCTTTGGATGCTTTTTATCTAAGTAACCTTCCATGGATAAATAAAAATTAAACCCTGTAAAGTACATCCCGTTATGCTTAATTACAAATACCATTTGATTTCCCCTTTTACTCAACCTTAACCAAAGTTTTTATTGTATTCTTCTTCAGCCATTTTTCCTGTAATCAATTTTCTTTTATTGCTTAAATAAGCTTCTTTATCACCAGTTGTTTTCAATTCAGAAATGGCTTTGATGATAGATG